GCTCCTGGGTGATACCACTTACAGTATTAATTCTAGGAACATAATACAGATCAACTTCGGGGTTAGCTTCTAATATTTCGTGTAATAATTCAATGCATTCACCTGTTACATACTCATCAGCATCAATCTGGAATATAAAATCACCCGTACATAAGGTATTAAGTTTATTCTTCCAGTCAGCAAAATGACCATCAAATGCACCTGAGTGCCAGGTAAAGCCAGCATCCGCCGTTACTGAATGTGATCTTAAATAGTCTTCTACTCCCTTGGTTCCATTCTTAGAATCGAATAAGATTACTATTTCATCTTGAGGCTTTTTAAATTTAAGAAGATGGTAGAGTAGGTTTTGAAGTTCTGTTTCTTCATTACAGACAGTAACAGCATATGACAATTTCATAAGATAAAGATACGAACTAAGCTGTTAGAAAGCCAATATAATCTAAATATTTTTCTTTTATTTTTCGTACCTTCCACCAATCGTACCTGTCTGAGTGTATGCATCGGTGATGTAGTGTTCCTTTGCTTATATTAAATTTAGCTATAATAGCAGCTGTGGATATGTATTTGCATCCTTCAATAAGGTAGTATTCTTCATATAGTAGGTCTACTATGTATTTAGGATTTGTAAAAGATCCAGTCTTCATATAATGCCATAAAGTCCAATAACAAATACCCACCTTACTTGCAGCTTGTTGCATCGGTAAGAATACAGGTTCAGAGATTCCTTCTAAAAAAATAATGCAAAGTTTACTATTACCGTGGTTTTTTCCCTGCAGCATAGCACCTGTAGGTGGTTCTAATTTTACACCGTATGTATTGTCAGTTCTTTGTTTAATATGTGTTGTTGTTAAATTCCAACCACCTGTACCTCCCTCTGCAATATTATAACTACTCGGATCTTTTACTGCACCGTACTGCTGTATCCAATGTTTTTCTGCTTCTTCAAGCTCTACCCTACTTACACATTCTTGAAGTATTTCTTTAGTAAAGTTATCTCTACCATGTTTCCTGACTGCTGCTTTAATATACGTACCTGATCCAAGGTAAGATTTACTATTACCAGTCTGCTTGCCGATGTAATACTGTCCTGTTGTTAAATTTGTTACTTTGTAAATGTACATACCAAGCTAATTAAGAGCTACTTGTTACTTATAAATAGCTTGGTATTCTAAATTATGACTTTAACTGTCTAGTAAATTTAAATAATCCAAGGCTTCCATAAAATCTTTTTCTGCAAAATAGACTTGGTTGACCATATCCATTTTATACTCAGTCTTAAGATTAGGATTCTTCTTTTTATCTTCCTTAGTTCTCTTGATTGCTTTAACAGCAGCCCATCTCCAGTCTTTTCCACTTGGTCCGTAAGCAAAGATCATTCCTCTTTCTGAGTCGTTGACCCAGCCAGGCATCCATATCTTACCAGTCTTATCTTTAAAAAGAAGATCTTTATAAAGTTCAGGTAAGGTTTCCATCTGCTGGTTCATAAACTCAGACCCTTCCGTCATTAGGGTGTTGCTTTGGAAGCCGCACCCGTAACAGAAATGATTTGTAATTTCAGAAGTTACCTCCTGTACATAACAGGCATCAGAGCCGCATCTATCACAAATTGTTAATTTATCCATTTAGATCTTTTTCAATTTAGGTAATTCTAATTTCTTTAATTGAGGTAGCTGTAACTTAACCTCCTTAGGGAATTCAGGTATTAGAGCGGTTAGACGTTCATCAATCAATTCTTTCATCTTCTCATATGAGAACTCAGTTTTTGACTTGTAAGCCTGTCTAACGGCCTTCTCTTGATACTTCTTATAATTCTCAAATACATCCTTGAGGTAGTGTCCAATCTGACCATTATCAGGAGTAAACCATTTAGCTTCTTTCAATAAGAATTGATTTGCTGCTGAAGGATGTATTGGTGTTAATTCACCTGCAAGTAGGGGTACAAACTCTGGGTTAAGGTAATCTAGTTGCCCGGACCAGCCTGAGGTGATGATCGGCTTTTTAACTAAAGAGAATTCTAGTAATGGTCTTCCAAAACCTTCTCCTTTAGTTAGGTTAACCATTGCTTTAACCTTTGAATGATTATAAATTTCATTCATCTCCTGATCTGTAAATTCACCATGAAGTAGGTAGACATTAGGTAGATTCTTAGAATTAACTGTTGCTTTAATCATAGCAATTCTTTTTAGAATCTCTTCTCTATCCATGTAAGAAGTTCCTGCTATAGATGTTTTTAATATCAAGGCAGGCTTTTTAGATTTATTCTTGAACGTTTCGTAAAAGGCTTTGATTAACAGACCAACATTCTTCCTATCTTCTCCGATATCACCTGGTAGCCAATGACCTACAAACAGGTAAGCAAAGTCTTCCTTAACCTTAATATCGATAGAGCAAGGTGTATTCTGAGGTTTATACTTCTCAATATCAGCTCCTTCAAATAAGACTTCGATAGGCTTTGTAACTTTAATCTCCCTGATAACTTGATTAGTTTCACGATTAACCTCCTGTGCAAAGGATTCCATCATCGAGAATTTGGCATGCTCAGAAGATACAAACGTTACATCCATTCTATTTACTCCCTCAATAAAATCCGGAGGAGTGACTGTGGTCTCAATCCCGGCAGTGAATCCGATGTTGTATTTACCGACAGGCTGGAATTCATTAGCAACAGTGACTTGTGCCCAGATCTCCGGCTGTTTAGGCAACTGGGGTTGATTTAAGAAGTGATCTTTTAGAAAGCCCCACTCCTCTTGATGGTCCTGTAAGAAGTTCCAAGGAGTGCTTCCCCATCTCTGAGGAAGTATCTTGACATCATACTTATTAGTTTCGATAATAGCCTTAACTAAGTCTCTTGATCTTGATCCGTATCCTGAATAGGTATCGATCGGACAGCTGATTACAAATAATGGTTTCATTGATTAGTATATTAATTTATGAACTAATTTCTTTTTAGCAACCTCTCCGGCAAGAATAAATTCAAACTTCTCTCTCGGCTGCCAATTATCAAACAACTGATCAACGTAGGTGATTACCCTGTTACTCATCTTCTCAGAAGTAAATCCGGCTTCGTCTCCTAAAGCCCACTCTCTTCCTAAAGCACCTTTTGCCTTCCTCTCTTCAGGAGTTAGGTTGTAAGTAGCCTCAATCTGCTTTGCAGCATCCTCCGCCTCGCATCTATCATCGTATATATACGGAGTTGGTACCGACCCAACAATCGATCTTGAGGTTGGATAGACCGGGAATGCCCACTCCCCATGCTCCTTATAAGTACCTCTGTGGTTACTTGGAAAGTCTGCATCAAAGTCAATCCATTTACCGTCTTTGGTGAATCTCATCTGGTCCTGCATCCCCCCGGTAACGTTTGCAATGATTGGTGTACCCGAAAGTATAGCCTCAGTCAAACTTAAACCCCATCCCTCATTAGAGGTTAATAGTATGCAAGTGTCTGCAAGGTTGTACAACCAGTTCATCCTAATTGGATCATACATACCATTGGTGAAATAAACATGCTGGTAATCCTCCGGACATAACAAGTCAATGACCGCATTCAAGTCCGTGCCATGCTCTTCCACCGGCTGGGTATGTAGCAAGAACAAGCACTTGTCCTGCTTCTCTACCGGGAGAGTATCCAGGAAGTGCCTGTAGGCCAGGATTGCATCCGGAATCTGTTTACGTCTAATGTTCCTTGAATTAAAAAATAGAACATACTCAAATTCTTTTCCTTTGAATATCTGGTTTTTAAACTCTAAAAACTCTTTTGTGTTCTTTTCTTCTTCTGATAAAGGCTTGAAGTTATTATGATTCACACCGTGGGGTACATACTCAATAACTTTTCCTTTAGTCTTATCGCCTAATACTAATTTGTTGATGTTTACTGTCTGCTTTGAAATACCTAGTAAGGCATCACACGATTCATAAAACTCCTTATTGTATAACGGTGCCGGATAATCATCCCAAATATTCAAATATATAATCGGGATGTGTTTCCTAATCTCATTTTCCATCTGGAATAACCACGTCCAATACCTTGGATCGGTTATAATGAAGATAGCATCCGGCTTCTCCATCTGTATCAACTGCCGGACTAGGTCCGGGTTACCATACCCATCGGTTGGGTATAACATAATTGATGAATCCTCAATCCCGGCCTGGTTGTTGGTATCCTGTGATAAGTCAAACCTCTGTCCGGCTTCCGGATGCTTCACCGCCCCTCCTAGATTAATCCAGTTGTAGTGATGGGCGGTATTCACCACCAACTCCCTGCCCATGTGGGCGATACCTGAATGAACGCGAATATCATCGCACATCAGCAGGATTTTCTTTCTTTTGTCTTTTGGTATATAACCTTGCTTCATATTAAATGTAACTTAAATGTAATAACTTTTTAGGACTTTTGCAAGTTCTTTTTTTTAATCTTCTTTGTGGTTTAGGATCGCTCTTTTGAAGTCTTCATCATTCAAATACAAGTCCATGCATCTGTTGACTAGATTGGTGAGAGAGAACCGGTCGCGGATGCACTCAACTTTAAAATCATTGAATCGATCTTCGTCAACCTTCACCGAGGTCAGG